ACTATATTTGAACTTAGAGATTTGCGTGTGCATTGATCCTCTATGTAATAAAGTTTGAGGAAATAATGTTAAGGTATTATTGGTATACGGAGTAGTTCCAATATCTTTAAATTCTGTACCAGCTTCTTCACCAAAGTTTGTAAATGAGAATGGGAAATAAAGCGCGGTAAAACCTTGGGGTGCATCTTGATGCCATCCACCTGGGTGATAAGCTGGATAGCAGTTGATATAAGCCTTTCTAATCTCCATGCCTTTATATTCTGGTTTAGCTAAGTATACATCAAAATACTTTTGGAAGAACTTTTTAAAGTATGATATCTCTTCTTCTGTTAGTTCACTAGCAAAGAATAGCTCTTGCTGATTATTCCAACTAAAATGTATCTTCCAATCTCTTTCAATGATCATCCTATCAACTGTATCAAACTCCGTCATTGGCAAGACTGAATGATATCTTATTATATCTTCTGTAATTTGAATCTCATTTTCCATGCTTATTCTCCATAGCTCATTTGGCAACTTATATATGTATTTCTATTATACCATATTTCTTAAGTGATGTACATAGTAGGCTACAAACTTTTATAAATAGATCTGTAACCAAACTCAAGGAATCTCATAATGAATGAATTAATTCAACAATTGCGTAAAGTATTAGCATCTAACTTTGCGCTATATCTTAAAACTCACATGTTCCATTGGAATGTTGAAGGTCCAAACTTTAGTGATTATCATGCATTCTTTGCAGAGGTATATGCAGATCTTTGGGCCCAAAGTGATGTATTAGCAGAATTCATTCGTCAACTAGAAGAAAAAGCTCCAGGATCACTAACTGTGTATGCACAGCAAAGCGTGATTAAAGACGAAGAAGGTTTCCCAGCAACGATGGAAATGTTCTCTAAGCTTTTAGCAGATACTAACACGATGATTACATTGTATCAAGAACTGTACAATGTTGCTGAAGAAGCCAAAGAACACCAGATTTCAAACTATGCAGCAGATCGTTTAGCTGCACATAAGAAACATGCATGGATGGCTCGTTCTATCCTAAAATAAAGGCACAATATGGCAACTCCAACCAACAGAGCAGAGCTAAAAGAATATTGTTTACGAGCACTTGGTCAACCTGTGCTTGAAGTTAACGTCGATGAAGATCAATTAGACGATCGTATTGATGAAGCTTTGCAAAAATATTATGATTATCACTATGATGCACAAAGAAGAGTTTATCTTCCTGTGCTAGTAACAGAAATCGATATAGCTAATGGATACGTTACACTGACTGATGATGTTATATCAGTAACAAGAATATTACCTTTGACACATTCATGGTCAGCCATGAATATGTTTAACATGAAGTATCAGATGTATCTAAACGATTTCTATGCTTTGTATCGTGCAGACTCAATGCAATATTACGTTGAAATGCAACAGTATCTTTCTACATTAGATTCATTACTAAACGGTGTACAAACTGTACAGTATCAAAGACACGGCAATCGATTATATGTAGAGACAAAGTGGAGTGAAAAGATCCAAGCTGGTCAATACATGATGGTTGAATCTTATGTACGTGTTAACAACACAGAAGTTTGGAATGACTTCTGGTTAAAACGTTATGCCACAGCTTTAATTCAATTCCAGTGGGGTGCAAACTTAGCTAAGTTTGATGGTATGCAATTACCTGGTGGAGTTACAATTAACGCTCGTCAATATATTGATGATGCAGAAAACGACCTTCGACTATTAGAAGAAGAATTAAGAAATACACACGAGTTGCCAGTCGACTTTTTCTGTGGGTAATTAAATGCCAACCAATGTATTCTTTAACCCCGGCGTAACCTCAGAGCAAAGACTCTATGAGGATATGATCGAAGAATCTTTAAAGATCTACGGTCAAGACATCTATTACATCCCTAGAACACTACGTAACTTAGATAAAGTATTAAACGACGCAACGGCGAACGAGTTTAATCAAGCGTATTTTATTGAGATGTATATCGATGAAGGCGGTTATGCTGGTGAAGGTACAATCATGTCAAAGTTTGGTCTTGAGATTCGAGACCAAGCAACATTCGTAGTGTCACGTCGTAGATGGGAAAACTTCATCGGTCGAGAAAACAACACGATGATTGGTGGTCGTCCAAATGAAGGTGACTTATTATATGTTCCATTATCTGGTACATTCTTTGAAATTAAGTTCGTAGAACACGAAGCGGCTTTCTACCAATTATCTAATATCTTCGTCTATGAACTACACTGTGAGACATGGGAATACAGCGGTGAGAAGTTCAATACCGGTTACCCAATTATTGATGGTATTGAAGACACTTATGCACCATCTCAACGCTTAATTTTAGGTTCTAACAACGGTATCAACTTCACTGCTTATGGTGAAGAAGTGCAACAGTTTGTTGGATACGATGAAAACAATGAACCAGTATTTGTCATTGGTGAACTAGCTAGTGTAGAGTTTGCTGGTGGATTTGCTGCAACTATTACAGTTAACCAGATACGTTCGTCTGATAATAAACCTCGATATTTCCAAGCATCTGGAATTGGTGAGGCAGCACAAGAACGAAGAATAATTGGTATGAAGTCGGGTGCTTCATATATTATTACTGAAGCTGTAAATGCTGTTGACATGCCAAATGATCCGAACGCACAGAACATTGATTTCGAAGAGTTTGGTGATACTATACTTGACTTCTCTGAATCTAACCCATTCGGAGAACCAGGTGAACAATATTTACAAGACACATTAACAGACTATGAGCCTTCAGCTATAAGGCTTGATAACTCAAGACTCAGATTAGATGAGAACACTGCAACTTGGGATGCAGTCTAATTACTAGGAACTAAAATGGCAAAACAGATTCTTAACGTAGGTACCACTAATAACGACAAGACAGGCGATACGCTGCGTGCTGGTGGATTAAAGATAAAAGCAAACTTCGATGAGATATATGCAGCATTAGCTACAGATGGTTTAAATATCTCGGGCGGAAATATATTAAAAACAGGAAGTTATGCTGATCTAAACAATAAACCAAACTTTGCTACTATAGCAACATCTGGTAGTTTTAATGATTTATTAAATAAGCCTAACTTGGTTACTACTACCGCAACTCCAGAAACTCTAGTTGGTTTTGAAGGACAAACTGCAGGTCAAATTGCTTTTGATGGCAATAATTTGTATGTTTCTACTGCGGCATATGATGGTACAACGCAGATTTGGAAATACGTTCCTTGGGGTGGATCTGGTACAACACAGGGTTATAACTACACTCACAATCAAGATCCAACAGTTCCTGGTGGTTTCTCGCTAGATAACGAAGATCCTACTTTAGCGACAGTTGCATATATTTCTGTATTAGATGTTAATGAAAATAATATTCATCCATTTTATCAGTACATATTTGATAATAACTTGTCAGTTAATTTAGAAGTTATTAGTAGAACTAATCCGCAAAACCGTGCTCTATTCAAAGTTACTGGAAGTACCGAGATGGTGGTTAGCGGTAATGAATACTATGAATTAAACTTAGAGTATATTACATCTACAAATGCTATGACTATTGGTTCAGGTATTTGGGATCTTCACTTTGATTTCACTGGAACAGCTGGTAATGCAAATACTGGAGACATAACATTTGATGGTGTTAAAGTTATTGGTGCTGGTACAGCATCAGGAGATGGTAATGGATATTCAACGTTAGAATTAGTTCCAGACAACAACCTTTATACAAATCATCAATACCTAGTAGTTGATCCAACTGCTCCTTCACACATCCACATTCGTGCTGGTGGACCACAGGATCAAAGTAATTCTGAATTATATTTTGGTGGAGAAAGAACCAATGTTCGCATTGCAGATTACAGCGGTGTGCGTTTAAATAGAATTAATAATAATTTCTTAAATAATTATTCTTATGCTGCTCCTGCCGATTTTACATTAGGTTCATGGTTTACAGAAAGCGGTAATCACTACATTGAATATACAACTGCAAATCCAACTCTATCATATCACATCTTTGAATTGGGCAATAACATAGAAAATTATGTTACTGTATATTGGAATAATAATAATGATTCGTTCACACTAAGATATGGTGGCTCTGCTCAAGACATGGGTGGTGGTGTTTTTAGAGTTCAAGTTGATGCTGCACCAACTGGAGGTTCTCCGATCACAGTTGAAAATATGTTTTGGGAATTCTATCAAGAACAAACTAGTTATGCTGAAGTAACTTCAGACTTCACAGTCAATGTAGCAGATGATGTAAGAATTACTGGTAGAGATATTTTTAGTCTTCGTAATATGTCTCCAGATTCATCTATTGAAATTAGAACTGATTATGATGGAGCAGATCATGGTTGGTACTTTAACTCAGACGGCAATTTACAATTACCACACGGTAAACGAGTTAATTGGGGTCAGAATGCTACAACTTTAGCTGCTCCAGTAGCAGGCGGTTTAAACGACAGATTAACTCTTTGGGATTTCCAAGGTAGTGGCACTAACTTTAACTATGCTATTGGTGTTGAGGGAAATCACATCTGGTTTACAATGGATGTAAACAATAAGACTGGTGGTTTCAAGTTCTATAGCTGAGATGATGAGATATTTAAGATTCGTGACGACGGTTCATTAATTTTTAGAAATACTAATAAATTTAATGTCGTCAATGTTCCAACATCAAGCTTAGGCGCGATTGGTGATGAACAGGGTTCTGTAGCTT